TTGGGAAAGATGCTACAGTGATAGCTTTAGCAGATGGTACTGTCAATACATTGGCTGTAGTCTGTACTATAATCTCAAGCAAGGATGCAATCTGAGCACCATTTAACGCTTGACTAGCTACATCTACAGGAGCTGCTGTAGTTTCTGCTGGTCCACTTACTACCCCTGCCTCTTGAGCAATCTCAATAATATCATTTTTCTCAATAGTGACAGTGGCAGGAGTACCATTATATGCCAATATATCCTGAACTGCATCAGTAATAATTCTCTGAAATGGCTCAATAACCTGCTTAGTGAATACATATAAAGCTGCTTTTATCTCATCTGTATTAGATCCTAATCCATTGCCATCAGTTCTTACCCCCATAAGTAGAGGAGAAGTCACTCTATGAGCTACAATGATCTGAGAAGTAGCTTCTGTAGATAGGTATTGATACTGCTTATCAGCATCAGTCACAGGGAATGGCTGTATATCAGGTGACTCATCCTTGCTTTTTGAGAATGTGATAAGAAACTTTCCTGCATTCTGAGTGCCGGATATATTCCTTTCAATCTCATTCATGATCATTCTCTGAGCTTCAGGTGATGGCTCACCATTACCAAAGTTGATATGGAAAGATGGAAAGAATCCATTAAGAATATTATTCACATGATACTCACTGATATGCCTAGTTAATTCAATCCAATCTTTTGAACTGATATAGTCAGGTCTAGGATAGTACAATGATCCCACGCTGTGCATATGAAAGAAAAGTACTTGCCTAGGAGATGCATCCTCGGGATTGAACATGGGCACATACTCAGGGCGATTCTTTTGCTTTCTGATATCTGCCCAGTCTCTACTATACCAAACTCCACAAACTTCATCCTCGCTGTCGCTAATGGCTAATCTGACATTCTCAAAAGGTAGATGATTAACCTTAACTATTTTGCTGTGATCCATTGAGTAGATTACTTCCCAATAGACTCCACCTTGTAACTTCAAATCTAATGCTGATGCAGGTAAGATATCATCTAGCTTGAGCTTTGCTATCTGTACCTGAGCTGCAGGATTCTCACTTTTGAATCCTTTACCTGCAATCATAAAGGAAATGCTATTCACTAAGCTACCATGCACAGGAGATGACTGATATAAATCAATCAAATATTGTGGCATCATATTACCCTCACCCCATTCTACCCATCCTTGTCTGCTCTCTTTCTCTACTTCCTCTATCTTGATGTACTTTGCAAGCTGCAAATTCGTTATATTATCCATTATAAATATAGTCTGATGGTGTGTTGAATGTCGGAGTGTTGTAGTATGTCTCTGTCGGTAGTGCCTCCATGAATCCTTGCTCTATTAATCCCAAAGATAAGTTAGGCAATAGATTGACAGGAGTGCTATTTTGATAGACATAATATGCATATCTTCCCGGATCTACTAACAACATGCCCCTATTTAATGGATCATTATTATCAGTATCAAAGAGTAGTGTAGTAATCCTTTCACTCTGAAAGGTGATACTAGGGATCACTACTAAATCCTTACCGGTAGCTTCATGCACAAATCTCAAGAGATAAGGATGAGCTCCAGGACTTAACCAAGAGCTCCCTTGCTTTAGTGCAAGGTGAGCTACTTGATCAATGCTATTACATTGTACAAAAAACATGCACAAATATAATTAAAAATTAAAGAGTACCGGCTATGATAGTACCATCAAAATCTGAGGTGATGGATCCAGCTAATCTATATGCTTTAGATTTCTCCTCTGCAGTGAAAGTAACTTTATATCCATTGAAATCACCCTTTGCAGTACCTGTCTCAGTGCTCTCAGTAGATACCTCTGCTCCATCTACATAGCCCATAAGCCAGTAGTTATCATTGTTATCAAGTATGATAATACAATGACGACCTCTAGAAAGAGTATCAAGCTGTAATCTACGAGCTGCAGATAATTGAGTGAACTGACTTACTAAAGTCTGTGTGTAGAAAATAGTGTTATTCTCTTTGGACACAGTGGCAACCTCAGTAAAATTACCTGTGTGCTGCTTCATATCGAACTCATACCAGCTTGTAGATGGCAAAGCAGTGATTTGAGCAGTAGTGGGATCAATGGTCCCATTGTTATGGATGGTAGCATAAGAACCAATCCAAAAAGATTTGATACCTCCGATCGTTAACTTACAATCTACAAGGAATCCAGCGCTAGCAAGACATGACATATATTTATTTTTTTAAGTATTTATATAAAAAAGGCGGAGCTATAAGTACCCCGCCCCTTTTTATGTGTTAATGTTTATCTTAGAATGCTACAGCTACATCACCTGCAAAACCGATCTGAGTACCGAAACGGTATCTCATAGCCATGCGGACATTATCAGATGCATCAGTTAAGCTCATATCTACTACCTTAACTTCGTTCTGATCAGATACTAAGTCAGTACCTACAAACAAGTTCTCAGGTTGAGCAAACAACAAGCAGTCATTTGAGAATCCAGGGCATACATAGATCTCATATCCATATACTTGCTTCAAGATAGCATTGTCAGCAGGTTGCAATGGTCCACCTGTACCGGCTGCCATACATGCCTGCATATATAACTGATAAGTCTTGCGGCTCATGTAGCACTTAGTGTTGGGAGATCCAATGATAGATGCAGGAATCACAGCTACAGTAGCATCTACAGCAGTCATTATGTTAGCAGCAGTCAAAGCAGCAGCGATGTTATAATCAGGAGTACCTGACTTAGCATCAGAGATAACTTTCAAAAGACCATTGAAAGCAGTGTATCCACTAGCTCCACCTACTGATCCTGAGAAGTTACCTACCCATAAGTTAAATTCAATCTGCTCAGAGATCTTACCGGCTAAGTAGCTCAATAAGAAGTCAGCAAAGTTAGCAGGGATAACATCATTGATATATCCTCTACCTGTCTGCATAGCTTCCCAATCAGATGCAAACTGCTCCTTACATACCTCAATGTTAGTCATCAAGTCAGTAACTTGCAATACTGCCTCTGACAAAGTCAAGGTAGATGTGCTATTGTCGAAAGAGCAACCTGCAGCTTTTACTAAACCTGAGCTTGCTAATTTCTTTAATACAGCTTTAAATTTTACATTTTCTTTGACTGTCACATAGCGGTTAGCGATGGTGTCTCCAGTCAAAAGAGCAGCAGTGATGTAGGGTAAAGCTAATTCCCCAGCATACGAGCTTGATGAGATGGTTAAATTACTTGCCATTTTTTTCTTTTATTAAAAATTATTTATTTGCGATTATTGCCTTAATACGATCAGCAGCAGATTTATACTCGATGATCGGCTTGATTTCTTTCTTAACTGCAGTCTGCTTAACAGATACAGCAGCAGCTTGAGAAGATAGAGCAGAGTAAGCAGCTTTCACTGTGTCAAGCTCTTTGCTTACCTCAGCCATCTCAATCTCTTTAGATGATAGCATCTTTTCAAACTCAGCTTTTAAGCTATTGAACTCCTCAGTCAATGCACTCAATGCATCATCTACATACTGCTTAGTCAATACCTCAGCTTCTGCTTGCTGACTTTCTACAGTCACTTCTACTTCCACCTCATCCTCAGCTTTAGGAGTAATAGCTGATACTTTGCCCTCAACCACTGATAAGATAGTGCCATCAGCGACAATATACTCACCATCAGCAAGAGCCATAGGATTACCATCAGCATCCTTAGTGTAAATTTCAACCCCAAGATCCCAGCTCTCAGCCGGTGTGAATACGATAGTTCCATCCTCTAATGCAGTTTCTACCATGAATTTAAGAGCTTCTGCAGTCTCCTCTTTTGTAACCTCAGCAGACTCATCTACTGATAACTTGATACCATGAGCAGATAGCTTCTCCTGAGCTTTTGCCATGATTTGATAAATACGGTCTTTTACTTCCATGATCTATAGTATATTTTATTTGTTCTTTTTTTCAAATATCTTCTCGATGACTGATAACCCTAGTCCACCTCCTGCTATCAAGCATAGTGATTCATACATGAATGAGGGGCATATCTTATGCTGATCTGCTACAGTTGCAATGAATGCCAACACAATGACAGCAGCAGTACATACAAGAGCTGCAAATCTCTTAGAGCTCATATCATCATTGGCACTGATTAACTTTTTCATTAGCTCTCTCATGGGTGCTCTAGTATATTAAGCTCCTCAATCATCTCATCAAGTATCTGCTCAATGACATACTCATCCATCATCTTCTCCTCATGCTCTAAAAAATAACCCTCTAGTGACCATCCCTTAAAGATGCCATTCTTTACATCTTGCCACAGTCCATCATCCTCCACATGACCTCCGATATACCATGTACCTGGAGGAGTAGTGAATCCCAATGCTACAGACTTATCTTTTTCAGGATCTGCTTGTATCCATGTCTCTACTATGTTGACTCCTTGCACAGGGATCTCATGCTCTAGGTTAGTGTATTGGTGCATTGAATTTCTCATATACTTCTGAGCTATTGTCTTAATAGTCTCAGCTTTATAAGTAGCCATCCACTCCTCCTTAGTCTTGTCATTATATCGGTAGATTAACTGATCAGGAATCATGACAGGACCATAGAGCATCCTCTGCTCACCATTCTCTACAGCAGCAAACTTGAGCTCCTCTGTTTTCTCTTGCTTAGATAGAGCTATCCAGTTTACTAAGATGGCAGGATTCTCTACAAGTGACATGCAATAGACTCCAGTCTTTTGGTCATCCTCATTGATTACATACTCAATGATCTTCATTTTCTTTTTTGTATCTTCCATATGATTATCCTCCTCCTAGTATAGATGCTGTATTCTTTATTTTAAACTCGGCTTGTTGTGCTCCACTGACTTGACCTGCGAGTACATAAGTCTGCAATGGTGCTACGCTAGTATTGCCCTGCAATCCTGATAAGTTCAAAGCTGCAGGTGCTTGAGATGATGCTCCACCCATTGCTCCTCCTGATGGAGATGGTACTGATGGCTTGTCCATATTTTGACCACCTGAATTAAACTGAGTCTTAGCAATCTTTGCTATATTGGCTGCACCTGCTGCAGCTATACTCACAGCATTGACTGCTTTCAATGCAGTACCAAATGGCTCAGGTATAGTGCTTGCTGCACTCAATGCATTCTGCACCCCTTGGATAGTGCTGATGGTAGCTTGAGCTATAGACAGTGATTTGCCTATCTTGAATCCTTTTTCTGCACTGATAATACCACTTTCAGTTAGAGCATTATTAAGATTCATCATAGCATCAGTAGTAGCTTTTGCTATATCATACTTTGCATACCATAGAGAATTAAAAATCTCCATCCTTTCCTCTGCCGCTTTTCGTTCTGCTGCTGTCCTTTTCTCCTCCTCGCTTATGGTGACTTTAGTCAATGCCGTTTGCAGTTGCATAGTACGCACTGCACTAGATACTAAAGTAGCTTCTTTTGACTTGACAGCTTCAACCTCATAATGATCCTTTTCTCTCCTTGCCTCTACTTCCTTATCATTGTTTTCTTTCTTCGTCTCAGTAGCTTTCTTATCCATCTCTCTCATCTGCAGTTGAAAGCCAGCATAGTCACTCTCCATCTGTCTGATAGCATCTTGCTGCTTGCTGATATTATCATCAAGATTCTTCTGAATTTCATCAGGATCTACCATCAAACTAGCAGTCAAATCCACTAACCCCTCTGCTAAGTTGGTAGTGACTCCAGGTATAGCATTGGCAACCGCATCTATTGATTTCAATAGTAGGTATAGAGGAGCTTGCAAAAATTTAAGCATACCCTCAAGAATTTCTCTATTTCTTTGAGCTGCTGATATCTGTGCATTTCTTTGCTGTTCTGCTGTAGTTAGCTGCACCTTAGCATCTGCTATAGATGTCTTGAGTCTTTGCATCCTATACTCAGCAATCTCTCTCTCTGATTTGCCTTGTAACTTCATTGCATTCACCTCAAGAGAGCTCTGATCATATGCTTTCTTAGATGCTGCTGCTCTCGCTTCAACAGCGGCAGCAATGTCCTTTTCTACTTGACCTATTCCTTTTAATGCTTTTTCAAAAGATGGTATAGCTTTGAATACTTTATCCATATTCACAGCTATCAATGCTATGGTACCTGCTATTAAGAATATAGGATTTGTCAATAGAGCTTTGCCAATAGCAGCTAGACCACTACCAAGACTACTCAATCCATCTTTTAGAGTAGAGAGCTTAATGCCTTGTATATTACTACCTACCCTCTTTAATGATTCACCAAATCCCTCGAGATCTAACTCCATGAGCTGACCTCTAGCTATGCTCAAGTTGTTTCCAAAGTTAGCAATGGCAGGACCAGCATTAGCATTGACTGCCTCCTTGACATCTTTCATCCTATCCCTAAGCTCTCCAGCTTTTTCAGATAGTTTTATGAACTCTTTTGAGCCAGCATCAAGACCAGCCATCTGATCCTGAACTAGCTTGAGCTCTACCTTAATCGCTTTTAACCCACTTAAAATCTCATCAGCCATATTATACCGCTTATTATTGTACTTAATAGTATAAAGACAGTACCATAGTTGATGATCCTTGTCTTAATTACTCCCTTTTTATTGAAGTATTTACCCTTTGCTATATCTCCTACTGCAGAGCTGTGCTCTATTTTATTCTGCAAAAGATCTAGTGCCTCTCTGATATGGGCAGGATTTATATTTTCTATTGTCATTCTGTGCCTATTTGTGAGATGATTACCTGTGCTGTCATGTATATTTCCCCTGTAGGATAGGATCCTGCTCCTGTATTCTTTACCTCTAGATTAATCACTTGAGGATTTGTCGGATCAGTAGTCCATCCTAAAGAGAATACCCCTAGACCATTGTCTACATCTATGATGATATTGTGAGGATTCTCACCTGATGCAGTGCCTGCTATATTCACAATATATGAGTAAGTCTTAATTGAGTAACCTCTGTCGGGCTCAAGTCCACCTGCTGTGACATTCACTGTCATACAAGTGAGCTGTACATCTACTGTATAGAATGCATTTGTCAAAGTAATGAACTGCCCTATAGTAGCTATCGTGGATGAATTATTGAATACTTCTTTAGCATACCACACCATAGTCCCGGTAGCACATCTATTCTTTAGAACTCCATCACTTCCTCCACCATACCACATCCCCTTATTTTGCACAAGTAAGTCCTCACCTCCTACAATACTATTCTTAGCTTCACCTGTGACAGTAAGATTCTTACCTACTACTATAGTACCGGATGCACCTGGATCTTTGATTAATGTCTGACCATTGAATAGATTAGCAAAGCCACCATCTACTGATGAGAGAGGTGATGTGCTCACTGGCTTGATAGTTCCTTGACTTCCTGATTTATAGCATGTATTGGTGACTGAATCCCAATAGTAACCGATCTGTTCACAGCAGATCTGATTACCTCCATTGAGCCACTGTACTGATCCATCCTTTTCTATAGCTATGGCAGTATCAAAACAAGTATCAGGTAGATCTACATTCTGCAGCTTTTTGATAAGTCTCACAGATGTGCTCTTGCTTAACCCCATATTATACCCACTCACTGACAAGACTCTCCAGTAGCTATTGAATAAAAAGACGCTATCATTGAAATTGAGATTAAGCACATCAGCCACATCAAGATTGAATGATGCCTCTATGACTTTGCTCTCTGAACTATACAGCTCTTGTAAATAGTTATTATAGTACTTGAGATATGCTGTATTGATGGGAGCTGAGATGATAGGATGCAAAGGTATCTCTTGAGCAAAATTCAAATCATTACTTGATAGATCAGGTAGAGGTACATCATATTGACCTATGTATGGTACATCCATTCCATCAGGTCCTCCTACTACTACTCCTCCCTCTGGATTGATGTGGAATAAATAGTCAAAATTGAAATACAATATTCTCGCACCTGGATAGTTGAATTTGTAGTCATTGTCAATGAATTTAGGCATAGTCCATGTATCACTGCCATTCAGTAACTGATTAGGAGTAGGACTAGCTTTAAGCTCTATCACATTCTCATCAGTAGTGAAATCACTATCTGTATCATAGAGCTCCAATGTACCATAGATCCTACCTGCTATCTTGTATGCCTGATTCGCCACATCACCACCCTCACTATAGGTAAACTTCTGCTTTCTCTTTTGATATTCGGATGATGGTATGATAGTCATCTCTGATAATTCATCCAGCTTATAGGTCCAGTCTATTGTAGATCCACTAGCTAAGTATTCATTCATGGTGATAATGTCAATCACTCCA